CCAAGAGTCTGGATGATACCACTGCCAGTCCTCATCATCAATGAAGTGCTGAACTAGCGGGGAGATCACCTCGGTGTTCGCTGCTAGGTAGCCTTGTTTGGAGTCGGCTAAGACAACCACGACACGCACCACCTCTTTGGTGACTACGTTCTCAAGGGATACCTGCTGTCCTCTATGCTTCATAGCTTACGTCATCGTCGTCCCACTCCAGTTTTCTGGGAGTGTTCCCCTGCCCGACGAGGTTTAGTGATTCCATGTGCAGGTGGAGATCAAACTCAGCCTCAGCCATGTCCCAATGCCGGGCCTTGGAGATAGCCAGGTAAGCGTCTGGGTCTTCAGGGTTCTCACTATAGTAGCGCCCGAGGAGGATTACGTTATCTACGCGGTCTGTCAGTTCGCCTGCGCCCCTGATCGAAAATCGGTCTATCTTGTCCCGTATGCTCATGGTCTTTCGAGCATGGCACACAAGGATGATGTGGCATTCTAGTTCCCTACAAGCGTCTGTAAGCCTGCACACGACATCCTTTTGTGCGGTATAGTCATCGTTGGCGATTCCGCCAATCGTCATAAGAGAGTCCACTAGGATCATCCTGGTGTCATAGTGGTCAATGCTATAGCGTATCACCGCCATGAGGGTGTTCAGATCGACAGAGCCTTGCTTGTCGAAGAAGTAGAGCCTGTTTCTCGCCCAGGCATTGAACGCGAGGCCGAAGTCGATGCTGGGTTCTACCTCTAGTGAGGCTTGTCTCCACATTCTGGCGAGTTGGGATTTTGGGCTCATTTCGAGTGAGCAGCTAAGGCATTTTTCGCCGGATTCCATAGCTTTTAGAAGGATTTGACCGCATACGAGGGATTTTCCTGAGGAGTTGATGCCCCCGACGATAGTACACTCACCGTCGCGCAATCGGAACTTAGATGGATCACCCCAAGGAAGCGCAACCCCCTTAACCTGATCCCCTACCAGATAGTAATCGAGTACCTCTTTGGTGAACTCATTGGCAGGCTTTATAGAGCGCTCTTGCTCTATCTTGAGGTAAGGCTCGAGGAGTTCGAGGCTGAGCGCGTCCATTAGGAGCGGGCCTTTTTCATAATCTCCCCCATATTCTCAGGTCGCCACTTATCGTATATCTTTTTGTATTTTTCAACCTCGTCTGCCTCCATCCCGCGGAGGTGCTGCTCCAGCTTCTCTATGTTGTCATCTATGCCGTCACGACAAGCCTTCATCACTAGGATGGCGTCTTCAAAATCAGCAGCGCTCTGCCCAGATTGGATGGAACCGATCTCGTCTATGATATCTTCACATTCGTCTTTAATCTTTACAAGGGTAAGGGTTGTGTCATTCTCTGTCATTAGTTTCTTCCGGTCGCCCGAACCAAAAGTCCGAACTTTTCATGTGCGGGGCAGTTTTGGCCCGCTCAGGTTGCCAGTATTGGTTGCCCCACGGTTGGGAAGGGGGCTTACCACTAGTGGAGAAAGAGAGGCCCAGGCTCCGTTGAGCATAGCCAAGACCGCCTTTCCTGAGGTTTGGTAGTTCATGTTCAAGTGTTAGATAGTCTTCACCAAGAGTGTCGAAGGATATCTCACGACGGGCATTGTAGTCAAGTCTTTCAGGGCCTTCGATTTTGGTGAGGCTCAAATAAGATTTCCAGGCCTTGCGGAGAACAGCTTTACGGGTGCTGGCTGTTGTAGAAGTAAGATTCTGGATAGTTTGAATGTGGTTGAGACAACGGTCCAGTAAAAGTTCTTTAGGAACAGACCCGGTTTTAGTATACTCGTACTTAGCTTTCTTTTCGATAACGTGTATCTTGTTAAGAATTCGCCATGCGCGACCTCGTTTGCTATAGTTTGCCATGCGATACCTCCATATATAAACCAATAGGCTCTAAACCACTGATATGAAACAACAAATACAGGTGTTTACAACCGACTAACCGCAGGCTAGAATACTCTCCTATAAGCGGCTACAACTCAAATATAGCATATAAGAGACTGCTGATGTACTGTTTTTACCCTCTATTTCAAACGTCGTTTTTTGCCCTTATAAATCAACGAGTTATCGCTTATTGGTATAGTTATAGGAAGGCCTGTTTCCTGACAGGTAAAATATCATCCCTGGCGCTGGATGGATCAGGTTGGAAAGGTGCTACTCATACTCGACTGCATGACCCCGAGGACAAATCCAGGTTAATGTGAAGGGAAGGCAACCGTAGGGCCAAGACGCTGTCATAACACTACGCTGGACTACTGAGTAAGAGTACCAATGTATAAAGTGAGATGTCCCCCTTCACAGAGGGGGTCAAAAAGACACTTATGGAAGATTTTCAAGAACAGAAGCTGAAGAGAGCAAAGAAGCGAGCACGAAATTTAGTAGCTAAGGACAACAAGCATCGCGGAGCGGTACACAAAACCTCAAAAGACTACTCAAGAAAGAGAAATCGCGATTGGTCTGATTTTGATCCCGTTGACTCTAGTCCTTAACTCTCTCGTGACGCAGCGTTTTTTTCACAAAGTAGCCGTGACGCAGCCTTTTTTACGGTGGCTGGGGAAAACCCCACTCCGCCCTGCCGCGGCAAAAAAAGTGTTGTAAAAAAACAACAGCACAAAAAATAGTGTTGTTTTTCTGCAACAAAGTTATCCACAGGCTGAGATCCAAAAAAAGTTATCCACAGTATAAGTACATTAGGGAATACTTATATTCCTGTGGATAAAAAACCTGGCCACGACTTATCCACAAATACCTACCCGGTTACTGGGTTACTATGTAACCTCCTCAAATCGCCGTCACGGCCTTTTATCGTAGGGGGTAGTGCGGTAGCCTAGGGTTACCTGGGCGGCCCGTCACGGGCCTTACAGGGCCTCGAGCGTAGCGGCTCGAGCGTCCAGGACACCCTGGCCAGGACCAGGAATGCCGGGCGCGGCAGGCAAAAAAAAGCCCCGCCGAAGCGGGGCCAATTAGGAGGTATGCTTTCTATTTATCTGACAGCCAGTCCACAAACATAGAGCCCAGGATCAGTAGCAGTACGAACAATCCCAGGACCAGGAAAAGAACAAACAGGGCCAGGTGCCAGACATGCGCGAGAGCACTCAATGCTCATGCTGCCAGCGCGTAGCGCTCCCACTGGGAAGTGGGTAACGCAATTACGTTGTAGGCCAGGTGCTCGAATTCAGTAGCGCGAGCGTACGTCAAATTGGCCGTGATGTTATGGGAGCAAATAGCCTGGGCCAGTCCAAACTGAGACCGATCGTCGGCTTCGAGGTACTCGTTGAAAATCGAGTTTGTCTCTGACTCGCTCAGTCCAGCTTTACCGGTTAGTGGTCCGGGCTTCGCCAGGCGCTCGACGGTGTCCCACTGATTGCGCGACGGAATAGAACTAGCCGCGCGGTCGAACACTTGAACCTCGTGCTCGAGGACTTCGGGTCGCAGGATATGCCGCACGGTGTCCTGAAGCATCGACAGCTGCGCGTCTCGCTGCAGGCGTCGAGTCTCAGTGTCCCAATTGACATCCAGCGTGATGTCCTGAGCAGGTCCAACATGCCTGCGGTTCATCACAAGCGGTTTGCCGTTTCGATCTTCCAGGGCGCGGCTCGAAACCATACCGTTAGTGCAGACCAGGAATTCGACAAACCCTCGAACGCCCCAGGTGCCAAGGCCCACTTCGTTGTTGTTGAGGTAGAGGCCCCACTGGACAACATCACCAACACGTTTACTGCGGCGTACTGGTAGCTGCATTCCAGGGAAGACCAACTTCACCTTCATGCTGTCCTGGGAGATGTCGCCACTGGCCCAGACAGCTTCACCGAAGCGGTCCTTCACTTCCCGACAAACTTGGAGTGTCTGCTCGAGCATGTCGGCACTATCGAAAGCAAAGTAATGATTGCTCAGATAAGCGCGCCAGTCGCGTTTCTCGTCGCCGTCAAACTGATTACCGTCGAGGTCCGTCGAGTACTCAATGCCGCGTACTAATTGCATCTTAGGCTCGTTGTGCTGCAGCCAGCTATTCAAATGGTCGGCTACCAGGTTAGCCCTAGATTTATCGATCCATTCAGTGCCTGAGCCCTGCCCGGAATTAAGGAAAGGATACGTGCTCGCTCGAGTGTTGAGCATGTACTCCGTCGGTACCTTTAAGGACCGACACATCTGACCGAAAGCATGGTCTGACATCTGGCCCTCGAACCCGCTAACACTTAACGTCGAGGCGTCATCGTGGAAGTGGAGTTTCTTTGTTGGCGCGACCAGGTCGCACGTTGAGCGCTTGTACAGTGCAGCTTCGCGCATTAAGTTAGACATCGTTTTAGCTTGTTTCATTTAAGTTAAATGGGGCGCCGTTTATTAGACTGTCGCGCCCCGTCCTAGTTAGCGTTTCAGTTCTGACACCGAAACAATTACTCGCATGTTCGACGTTGTCCATCTATCTACCGCCGACTTGTAGCACAAGGCAGACACTGCGCGTTGCAGGTCCTTACAGACTTCGGGCCACTTGGTAGAGGACGTATCACGTCTAACAATCGTGAGAGCGTAGTTAGCGCCCTCGAGTGCAGCACTATTGCTAAGCACAAACCCACTACGCAATTCGGCCTTGTGTTGCTTCGCTAGCTTTTCAATCTTATCCAGCGTCGCGAACTGATCGACCTTATCGGGTAGCGTGTCCAGCTGTACCGTAAGCTGGCCTAGGTTGTGCAGCAGGGAGCGCTTTACTTCGCCGTACATCATTGGTTACCAGCTTCGCTATTCAGCTTGTCTGCCAGCATCAGCTGCGCCAATACCATGTTGCCGTACTCGCTAGCGTCGCGCTCAGCTTTCCTGAACTGCTCGAGCAGCCGGTCGCGATTCTCTATTGTGTACGGTCGTCCAGGACGGTCGCCGTACGTATTGTTGAGCAGCTTAGTCGCTGCGCCGAATCCCATTACCTGTGTTGCTACCAGGGCTGCCATTAACGTCGGCATGGGGTCTTGGGTACTCCTATTAGCATTGGTCATATTGCTGGCCCTCCTGGGCCAAATAAGACTGCGTTTCACCGTACTAAAGTACGGCTAGAACATATTCTACATAAACACAAGCTCACCGGGTGAGTCCTATTAATCGCGGCCCTAAAAACCCTCCCTTCATGCTGTCCAGGATGGGCCTACCAGGGAGTAGCTATAAGGTGAGCACGGGCCAGTCAGTAGCGGCCAGTAGCGGGTCTCCAGGGAGCGCTCAGATGATATCCCTGTTGCCCACTCACACGGGCCAAACAGGGCTTCCCAGCTTAAATACTTACTAGAACAGTAGGTTATTCGTAAGTACCTGTAATTAAAGCACATTTACTTGCGAGTACCAGCTGGGGATACCCCGAAATGGCCTAACTATATGATAACTATAGTGTATAAGCGTTTCATTAATGAGTTATCCACATTTCACTGGTACACAACTGGTTATCCACAATAGGCGTATAAGCGATTACTGATGCAGCCCTGTGCATAAGTTAGGATCCTAAAGTTATCCACTGTTGCAGAAAAGCCACATGTTGCGAAAAAACAACAAGAAAGTGTTGCGCCGACGCAACAGGACCCCCCCACACCCCCCGGCGGGCAGGCTCGGGCTAGGACATTGTCCCCGCCTACTAGAGGGGGAAAAAAGCATTCACTATAAAACGCTTTAATATCAAGCACTTACAAACTTACGTCCTAATGAGGGAATCTTCTGTCCTCTTGAGGGAAAGTCGAATAAACCGACATATAGAAGAAAGGTCTATACGGACGGAAGTTGTTTTAACCAGTAGTAGACGGGTATAGGGGGAGTTGTAACCGCTTATAGAGAACACACTGAGTTGTAGACGTTATTGGAGGAGAAGATTATGCCGATTGGACCAAATGGAGAAAGACTACCCTACCCAGGACCGGCTATGGGCGGAGGCCCGGGGCCTGACA